ATGGCGCTCATAAATCTGGTATACTTACCTTTACACATTGGGGCTGATTCTGGATTCGACGGGATTTGCGAAACCCAAGGTGCATGCCGAGGGGCGGTTGGCCTCGTAAAAAGCCGCAAAAAATAGTCGCAAACGACGAAAACTACGCTTTAGCAGCTTAATAACCTGCTTAGAGCCCTCTCTCCCTAGCCTCCGCTCTTAGGACGGGGATCAAGAGAGGTCAAACCCAAAAGAGATCGCGTGGAAGCCCTGCCTGGGGTTGAAGCGTTAAAACTTAATCAGGCTAGTTTGTTAGTGGCGTGTCCGTCCGCAGCTGGCAAGCGAATGTAAAGACTGACTAAGCATGTAGTACCGAGGATGTAGGAATTTCGGACGCGGGTTCAACTCCCGCCAGCTCCACCAATCATGATTGGACGGTGTAAGGACAACACCAATAAAAACAGGAAGTTAGCAGTCTCAGCAGGACACCGACCAGACGGTGAGGAGACAAAAAAGGATACGCAAAGGAGCCGCGGCTCCCAAGTGACATGAAAGCCCGCTAATGCGGGCTTTTTCGTTTTTATTACCTGCGGCAACACGCTATCCCTCTTCGTGTTATGGGATGGAATTCCTTTTTACCTTCATTGGTACTTTCGGATACCAGATAACACCATTACCTATTTGACCAATGGCAGCGAAGCTGGTTTAAATAACCTCTCTAGCAAACAAGTACAACTAAGTTAAGCGGCCAAAAAAAATCGCAATAAAACGTGCAATTACATTAACTAAGTAGGACGTTTTTAACACAAAAACATCGATTAAAAAACGCACTGTGACAAACACTGAAAAAACAAGCATCACACACATTTTTTATTCATGTTTATCAATATGTTAAAACATAACCTTACTAATCTTGAACTCATCATCCGCTAATGTAGTTATATTATAAATAGCGCAGTGTGACACTCAATGAAACCATCCATAGAACAACTTCTACATATCTACGGGCCGATGTCCTCATCTGCCTTAAGAGAAAAACTGATAGCCAATGGCCTAACAGAAGTTAACGCCAGACAGCGAATCTCCCGCGTTGGAGGTGATGTTCAACGTTTTACTCATTTTTCTTTGCCCAAAAATGAAGCATTTCTCTATCTGACAAAGGACTATAACTCTCGTCGATATTGGATTGCATTGCTTGAAAGTCATGTAAATGCAAGAACAGTCTATGCTCACACCTTTTTCGCTTTCCACCCTTATCAAGGGGCGATCCCGACATATCTTTTTAGCAAGGTTTCAGGGAGTCCGGACAAACTGAAGGGACACATTGCGTCAAGCCGTCTTGAAGCGCAATTGCTTAAAGGTTCAGTTCTGCGTAGGGAAGTTGATGTCGTTTTGGGGGATTGTCTTGTTACTTACATAAATAATATTAACGGGGTAACGGATACCCAACATGTCCGAAACCAATTGCTGGTTGAAGATATTCTCATTAAAGGTGTAGCTGACTGGATTAAACACAATAGCCTTGGCAGCTTTAATAAGGTCCAAGTCCGTAACTCTCAGAATATGCCTTCATTTAGCCATCACCATTGGGACATATGTGCTCCGTCATATATTATGCCTTTAGCAACAGTACAAAAAGGTGAAATGAGTAATGGCTTCATTGTTGCAGATGTCATATACAATGATTTAGATAGCAAAAGCATCCAAACCTATCTCACGAAAGTACAGCGATGCAGAAATATGCGAAATACTCGCCCGTTTCTAGCTATGCTGATTGCAGAACGTTTTGATCCAGAAGCCTTTCGCCTTGCGAAACAAGCTGGTGTAATGGCTACAACAGTATCTAACCTACTTGGTCAAGACATTTCAGCACTACTGTCCAGTTTATTAAATACTCTTAATCGTGCCAGTGCTATTGCGGCAGCAAACCCAGAAAAAATCAACGAACTATTTAAAGGACTTACGAGGATTGAAGGCGCCGCAATCAATATAAGAGGCGTAATGTTTGAAATGTTAGTTGGTCACATCGTACTGAAAACCCAAAATGTCAGCACTGTGGACTTGAATAAACAAATCAGTACCGAGGCAGGTAAGGCTGAAATAGATGTGATTGGTTTTAGAGGCGAAGCAGAAATTAAGTGCTACGAATGTAAAGGCTATGAAGTTAAGCGACTAATTTCAGTCGAAATGATCGAAAAGTGGCTCGAACGAGTTCAACGCATCAGAAAATTCTACAGTCAGATTCATGTGTACCGTGACCGAAAAATGACTTTTTCATTCTGGACCTCATCAGATTTTGAACCTGAAGCACTTGAGCTGCTGCTTCATCAGAAGCAAAGAAATACAAAAATATCATTAGACTGGAAAAATGGACGTGACATTCTTTCCATTGTTAAGGAAGACAATCTGAAATCAATTGCAGATGTTCTTCAGGAACATTATCTTCGACACCCACTGGCTCCTGATGCAGATATGTAATGTGGATAAGCCTAAGGTTTATTTAGCTGCCTTTGATGCTGTCTATTACCGAATTGTGATGGTCTGCCCAGTACAAAAATATCATTCTGGGCGAATTGATTTAGAGGGTTCACCGGCTCTAAGAGAGCCGATATATGGCTAGTGTCTGAGTTCCCAAGAGCTCGACAGTTTGGGCTGTAAAGTTGTGCTGTCTGCCAGCATCAATCTTTACCGGTGGCCTGCATCATGTCTAATCCCTGCCTACAGGAAATTTTCGGTATAGTGTTGACACTCCTACATCATAAATTAATGCTACGCGCTGACGCGTTTCTCCTGCAGCGATTAGTCTCCCTGCCTGCGCCCACTGCTCATCCGTTAGTTTTGGCTTACGTCCACCAATTCGTCCCTGTGCGCGAGCAGCTTCCAGTCCAGCTTTTGTTCGTTCAACAATCAGTTCACGCTCCATTTCAGCCAGGGCACCCATCACATGAAAGAAAAAGCGCCCCATTGGGGTACTAGTATCAATTGAATCCGTCAGACTACGAAAGTTGATGCCTCGTTCGCGCAACTCCTCAACCAGAATGACCAGATGCCGCATACTACGCCCCAGCCGATCCAGCTTCCAGACAACCAGAGTGTCACCTGCCGATAATGTCCTGAGCAGTTTTTTCAGTCCAGGCCTTTCGGACTTTGTACCGCTTATCTTGTCTTCAAAAATCAGCTCGCATCCTGCACAGTTCAGCGCATTACGTTGTAGATCTGTGTTCTGGTCATTTGTTGACACACGTACATAGCCAATAAGCATGGTAGATCTCCCTGACAAAAGCAGGAATGATGCCATTTGCTCGTTATTTCTGCATTTTCATAAACGTTGGTTTGGGAGAAGCGGCAAAACGGGATGTAGGGACAGGGGAAAATCAGATACCGGACATGGCCTCTTTTGCCAGTGGTGATGGATGGATGAAATTACCCAACGGTAAAATTCTGCAATATGGTCGAGGCGAGGCTATGCCGAAATTATCGACGCAAACAATGAGGATTACATTTCCTATCCCTTTCCCTAAAAAAGCGGACTGCGCCATTCTTACCCATTCTGGTGATGGCGGTGCGCCTTTAGGCGCTGGGCGAGGGTTCGTGATGACTGCAGAAGGCCCTACGTTAACCGGCTTTAATTCTGCTTACAGAACGTCATCAACCAGTGACACGGTATCTATGCATTACAGTTGGTGGGCTGTTGGTGAGTAATTTTATTCAGGGTGATTTATATGAACGAATATGTTTATAGTGCCAGGCATAATGCTTTTTTCCCTGTGGATATGATTGATAAATATAAATCAGTAGGATGGGATTTATCAGATGCTAAGGAGGTGAATCAAAATATTGTCAGTGAGTTTATGGCNCAGAGAAGTTGTTGATATTTAAGGCCTGTATACTGGCTTCCCTGGTCGCTATGGAACACGACATCCCGGGGTTGGCCACGCGTCTCATAGGCCATCCGCAGGGCACTGCTTATCAGTGCGGTATCGGCATGCGCTGACAGACTCCAGCCGATAACCCTGCGGGCAAAAAGATCCATAACAACCGCCAGATAGCACCAGCGATTTCCTGCCCAGAGATACGTAATATCTCCACACCATACCCGGTCTGGCTCCGGTACTGCGAACTGACGCTCAAGCAGATTCGGCAGGCTGGTATGCTCCTGACGGGCATTTTTATACTGATGTTTTCCGGGCTGACAACTGCTCAGGTTCAGATATTTCATCAGACGTCCGGCACGGTAACGGCTCATCGGGACGCCGTTTTGAGTCAGCATTTCAGCCAGAGTGCGCGCGCCCGCAGAGCCCCGACTTTGGTTCCACGCCCGGCGTATTTCGCTGCACAACCTGACTCGTGCCGGATTAACCGTATCGCGTCGTTTTCGCCAGTACCGGTAACTGCTGCGGTGTATTTCCAGAGCAGAACACAGGCTGACAACCGTGTGGCTGTCACTTAGTCTGGCGGCTATCGTGAACCGTTCAGCGAGTCGGACATTAAGAGCGCGGTAGCCTTTTTTAATATCGTATTTTGTTCCTCCAGACGGCGAACTTGCTTTTCCAGCTCGCGGATACGTTGCTGGTCTGGAGTAATGGGTGTGGCAGAGGGCGTAATACCCTGGCGCTCTCGCCTGAGCTGGCGTACCCAGCTCTCAAGCGTGGTTGAACCGACATTCATCGCTTCACTGGCCTGTCGATATGAGTAGCCCTTATCAACAATCAGCTGTGCACATTCCAGCCTGAACTCAGGGGTGAAGGTTCGTTTGGTTTTCTTGTTCATTAAGTCACCTGTTTTGTGTTGTGGTGAGAATATCACCTTTCATCAGGTGGCCAAATTTAGTGTGCCACTACATCCGCCTGTTATCGGCACTGTTGCCGCCCGGTCCGGCGTGGTCAGCCAGCGATCCGGCGATTGCCGGTGCGGCACCGTCATTAACCCGTGTTCATCAGCGTGCGGATGCCCTGATGCGGGAGCTGGATCCGCGCACCACCACCGAACTGATAAACCGCTGGGAGCGTCTGTGCGGCCTGCCGGATGAATGTATTCCCGCAGGGACACAGACCCTTCGCCAGCGTCAGCAACGGCTGGATGCGAAGGTTAACCTGGCGGGCGGCATCAACGAGGATTTTTATCTTGCACAGCTTGCTGCCCTGGGCAGACCAGATGCCACCATCACGCGATACGACAAAAGCACCTTCACCTGCTCATCGGCCTGTACTGACGCGGTGAATGCGCCGGAATGGCGGTATTACTGGCAGGTCAACATGCCAGCTGCCACCAACACCACCTGGATGACATGTGGTGATCCCTGTGATTCCGCACTGCGTATCTGGGGCGACACCGTTGTCGAGTGTGTGCTTAACAAACTCTGCCCTTCGCATACCTACGTAATTTTTAAATATCCGGAGTAATCCATGCATCGTATAGACACGAAAACCGCGCAGAAGGATAAGTTCGGCGCGGGTAAGAACGGTTTTACCCGTGGTAACCCCCAGACCGGCACACCTGCCACCGATCTGGATGATGACTACTTTGACATGTTGCAGGAAGAACTCTGCAGCGTGGTGGAGGCATCCGGTGCCAGCCTGGAGAAGGGGCGGCATGACCAGCTGCTTACCGCGCTTCGTGCGCTGCTGTTAAGCCGCAAGAATCCGTTTGGCGATATCAAATCTGATGGCACGGTGAAAACGGCTCTCGAAAACCTTGGTTTGGGAGAAGCGGCAAAACGAAATGTGGGCAACGGGGAAAACCAAATCCCTGATATGTCTTTCTGGACGGTTACTGGTGGCAATGGAAATTTTGTGATTCGTCAACCTGACGGGCTAATCATTCAGATGGTTACTGTAAGTATAAGCGGTCCAGTGGCGATGAATGGAATGACTGATAATGCTTATGCCATTACAGGTTCTAATAAGTCTTATATTGCCACAGCCACATTGCCCTTTGTATTTCCTAATAAGGTGCTGGGCGTTATCCCTCTGGTATCAACAACAGCTTATGGTGGTGTATCCAGTAATATTACAGGTTCATACGCGACGGCGGTTTGTTCTTTTGCCGCTGTCAGGGGGAATAATACGATTGTGTTCAAAGTCGACAAACCACTGAATGCAGCCTTTCCTTCAGATACCAGCGTCTCAGCGTTAATCATTGGACGGTAAGAATGAACTCAGTATTCTTTTCACCCGCAAGTAAAAGTTTTTATCTGCAAGAATTGTTTCCAGAATATGAGGATGCGGGAACGCTTCCTGATGATGTTATTGAAATTACCAGAGAAACATATGAGCAATTTCTTGGGCTGCATCCAGAAGGGAAAGAAATTGGCGCTGACAGTTCAGGACGGCCAATATGGATTAATTCCCCGCCGCCTTCAAAAGAGGATGAGATGCTGGCGGCTGAAATGAAAAAGATATCTTTGGTTTCAGAAGTCAATACCTACATCAATACCCATCAGTGGCCTGGCAAAGCTGCTATTGGTCGTCTGAAAGGTTACGAGCTGGAACAATATAATTTATGGCTGGATTATCTGGACGCACTGGAACTGGTTGATACCTCCAGTGCTCCAGATATTGAATGGCCTACGCCTCCGGTAGTTCAGGCCAGATGACATCCGGCGCGGTGCTGGTATCTGTTGCAGTCACCGCGTCAATGTAATCCAGCACAGCGTTAAGCCGGGTTGTTTCTGCCTGCGTCAGCTTCCGCCCGGCCTGCAATTTCAGCTGAATCAGACTAATGGAAGCCATAGCAGCATCAATCAGTGACTGGCGCCGTACTTCTGCCGCGTCTACTGCGGCGTTATGCTGTGCCTCAGTATCGGTCACCCATTTCTCACCATCCCATTTATCGTATGACGTTAACGGGGCGATAGTGGTTGTATTTTCAGGGTAATCACCCGGAACTGTGATTTCTTTTGATTCTCCTGTTTCGGTGCTATAGACGATTTCACCGCGATGGTCTGGCACATATTCCCATGAGTTAAAATCTGCAGAACGGCAAATTGCATAACCAGCTTTATATGAGCCAGGAGCATCTAAACAGGAACATGCCGGGATACCAACACCCACAGCAAGATATTCAGTTGATGTGGAAATATATTCCCGTGTTTCACCATCATAATTATAAACGGTAATGTCTCCGGCCTTTGTGGCGATGAGTTCATTATTTAATACAGCTTTACTTATCATGCAGCCCTCACAATATAATTAAAGGCGATGTTACGGGAGCGGGTTTCAGATGCTGTGCGAACTGAGCGAGATGCGTCGAATGTCCAGTTATAAGCGCCATAACCCTCAATAATTTCGGCTTCCTTTAGACCTGTAGATAATACTTGCCCATGTTGACTAAATGGCCCTGAACTAAGTACGTCTCTAAAAAGCTGGGTACGCCCAAAAGAACCAACAATATTCTGAATTGCATCATTCTGTGCAGATAATAAGTTACGACCAGAGTCAATCCCGCGCCCATCATCCCAGCCACGAATAAATTCACCGCGTAAATCTGGTAATTTTAATGTTGGGTAAGCCTTTGCCAGATTTGGGTACTTTTCAGAAGAAAATACTGCTCCGTTACATTTTAGCCACCCCGTTGGCGGAGTGGCGGAAGGCCACGGAACAGGCACACCAACGGGTAATGCCGAATTTGTCTTTTTTTTTTGGTTTTCGAGAGCCGTTTTCACCGTGCCATCAGATTTGATATCGCCAAACGG